TTTCCGTGGCCGGGGTGGAGCGATACAACCGGCAGCACGGCGCACGACTACTATCTGTCGTACTACTACAAGGGGCTTGCAATCCGGCTCCCGCAGCCGCGCACCGTCAGCGTGCAGTCTGTCAGCTATCTCGCGAACGACAGCGTCACATGGCTGACGCTCCCGACGAACTTCTACCGCGTGGACCTCGAATCAGAACCGGCCCGCATCACACCAGCACCCGGCGAAACGTGGCCTTATCAACAGAGCTACGTGCCCGGTCAGGTCAAAGTGCTGTACACGGCTGGGTCATGGGAGTTCCCGGTAACGGAGACCTTCACTGCACCCAGTGCCGCGCCGTACGGGTACACGCTGTTACAGGCCTCCAAGCTCGTGACGTTCAGCGGCGTCACGGATGCCTCCGGCAATGCAGTCGTTGTCACGCAGGCCGACGGTCTTGTGACCCTCCCAGCATCAGCAGCAGGAGAAACGCTCACGGCCAGTTACACGGTCAATGCCTGTCCGCAGTCAATCGTCTTTGCGATCTTGATGCTGCTCGCACACTGGTACGCGAACCGCGCGGACGTGACCGAACTCAACTTGAAGCAGACGCCCCGCGCCGTTGACGCGATGCTTGCGCCTTTCGCAAGAATGACCTTGTTCTAAATGCAAAATTCCTTTCCACTGTCGAAGCTGAATCGGAAAATCGCTATCCAGGCTGAGACGCCCGGCAGCGTCGATGCGTTCGGGCAGCCGCTACCCTCAAGCTGGACTACCGTTCGCACCTGCTGGGCGAACATCGACATCCAGAACAGCCAATTGGTAAATGAGACCGAAGCCTTCGTGTCCAAGGTCACTCATCGCATCACCATTCGGTGGAGCATCAGCCCAGTGATCACGCCAAACACGCGCGTGATCTACACGGAGCCCTACACGGGCGTCGTGCACACGTACAACATTGAGGCCGTGCTGAATCCCCAACAGCAGAATTTTTGGACGGTCTTGATGTGCTACGAACTCGACGCGAAGGAATAACGGATGACCACTCTTGAGCAGGATTTTCACGCGCAGCTAGAGAGCATCCAAGACCTGACCGCCATCGTCGGCAGCAACATCTATCCCGTCGCGCTGCCGAAGAGCGTGTCCGCAACGGCACAGCCCTGGATGACCTACCAGACCGTTAGCCGCACCGCGCTCTATCAGCTAAGCGGCGACTCCAACCTGGTCAAAAAGCGTATAGCTCTCAATATCTGGTCCACGAGCTACGCCGACGTTGTCAACGCCGCGAAGGCCATCTGGTCCTCGCTCTCCGGCTTCCAAGGCCAACTCCCCAACGGCACTGTCGTGCGACTCATCGAGATTGCAAACGGCAGTGACTCCTATGAAGACACCGCGCTGATGTACAGGGCGATGGTCCAAATCATCGTCACCTATGTCGAGCAATAACCCAACACGCAAACAGAGGTAATTTACTATGGCCACGCAAACATCCACCGGTGTCCTCGGAGCCGGTACGCTCCTCAAATACGGTGTTCCCGGCAGCGGCGAAACGTTCACTGCTTTGGTTGAACCGTCGTCCGTCACGCCGCCATCTCCGAAGTGGAGCTACCAGCCAACCACAAATCTTGCCAGCCCCGCTGTCGGCGTCGGCGTCCTGAAGGAACAGATTCCTTCCGAATATGACCCCGGCACTATGTCAGCGACTGTGCTGTTCACCACTGCCAATGAAGCTGGCCGCGTGGCGTTGCTTGCTGCCTTCAACGGCGGCACGATCCTGGACTTCAAGCTCGTCCTTCCCGGCGCTGGCATTGACGCAACCATGTCCTTCAGCGGCTACGTATCAGAAATGGCTTACGAGAACATCTCTCCCGAGAAGGTCATCAGCTACAAGTTCAGTTCCATGCTGACGACGACCGTCACGGAGAGCTAATGCATAACGCTCTACAACCCCACGTAAAGCTGACGATCGGCGGGGTCGAGTATCGTCTGGTATTCGACCTCGATGCCGTCGCCGAGGCCGAGGACATCCTCGACCGCGCCCTCATCACGGGCCTGACTCAACAGGATGTGTTCCGCCCGAAGGTCTCGCTCGTGCGCGCGATGCTCTTCGCCGTCCTGCGTCGCGAGCAGCCGAAGTTGACCTACGACGAGGTCAAGCAGATCGTGACCCGCGCCAATCTCACCGAGGTTTGGACGAAGGTGTTCGAGGCCTGGTGTCAATCGAACCCGGAACCGGAACAGGACAACTCTGACGAGGACCCCACTCCGGCCCAGAGGTAACACGCCAGGAATACTGGATGAGCCTTTGGGCGCAAGCCCGCTATGACCTCGGCCTGACGGAAGAGGAGTTCTGGCGCATGACGCCCCGGCAACTCTCCGCCCTGCTGAAACGGCACAAGCGTGAGCACGAGCGTCAGGAGTTCTTGTTCGCCCAGGTCGTCTCGAACACAGTCAACTTCAGCATGTGCCGCCCGAAGCAACCTGTCACTCCCAAACAATTCATGCCGTCGCAATGGCGCAAAAAGGAATCGCAACCGCAGATTCTGGAGCGCCTCAGAACGCAGTTCCGCGCCGCTGCGCTAGAAGGCCAGAAACACATGAGAAACCCCAATGCCAAATCTTGAATTGCAACTAGACACTTCGGATCTCGTCCGGCGTTTGGATGGCCTGGCTCAGAAGGTGGCGAAGGAAGTTCTGACTGTTGCGCTCACGGATAGCGGCCATGTCATGCAAGCTGCGATCAAGCAAGCTGTGATCGACCGTGCCCCTCGCGGCGCATCCGGTGAACCTCGCCCGTACCACGACCCGAACGGCAACTCCATCACGCCTGAGCTATTGGCGGAAGACATCGACATCGACCCTTATGTGAATTCAAACGGGCAGAGCGCAAACGTTGAAGTCGGCCCAACTGAACTGACGGCTCACGTCGCCCGCTGGATTAACGACGGATGGATGCACACGCACGGTGGAAGACGCTTCAAGAACGCAGCGAAGACTCATCGCGGACCAGGCATTGAAGACGAACAAATTCCCGGGGCCCACTTTTTGGAAGCGGGGTTCGACGAATCTGCACAAACAGCGCTCAACACATTCACCAGCACCCTGGCCGCAGGGATTGAGAAAGCGTACGGCGACTCCTAATGCCCGATATTGCTGTTTTGAGAGTTAAGCTGCTCGCCGACCTGGCCGAAGTTGACCAGATGCGTGAGAAAGTCACGCATTCGATGCGGCAGATTAACTCTGAGACGAAGACGCAGATGCGGGAGGCGTCCGGCTCGATTGAGTTGATCGGCGAACAGATGGGCATCGTCCTGCCCCGTCACCTGCGGACGTTCATCGCTAAATTGCCGGGTGTAGGTGAGGCCATGTCGGCGGCCTTCAATGCCGTTGCCGTCTTCGCGCTCATCGGCATCGTTGTCGAAGCGGGCAAGAAGATTCAGGATTTCATAAAGAAGAACTCCGAGGCAGCGGAGAAGCTGCGCGAATCGCAGGAAGCGTTCGGCCTCACGGTCCAGAAGGTCTATAACAGCTACGCCGCGAAGCTCCTGGAAGCGGGCATCAAGGCCGACGAACTCCGCCATGACCATCTCGGCGCTCTGCACAAGCAGCTAGAGCTTATCGACCAGCAGGGCTTCGATCAGCTTGCGGGTGCGTTTGATAAGCTCTCGCAAGCCGCGCAGAAAACTTTTGACGGTCTCAAGTCCGATTGGCTCGACACCGTCCGGACGTTCCTGACCACGGGCAGCGTGGCTGCTGGATCTTCGGGCGTCGCTGCATCTGCCACCAAGTACAACACCGAGTACCAGTCGCTGCTCGCTCAGGGCAAGGGCGGTGCCGCGCAGAGCCTGCTCAACGATACGCAGCAGCGTGAAGAGCACATTTACGCGTTGATGGATCAAGTCATCCGGCACAGGGCAAACCCGTCGTCTACGGCTCCCTATGCAGCGATCGACGAGCTTCGCAAAACCTACGGCATCAACAGCGGCAACACGTTTGATTTCCAGAAGCAGCACGATGCACAGCAGACCTTTGTGCGCAGCTTGGAAGCCCAGCAGAATATTGCCGCCTCGCAGCGTCAGCTAACTACAACGGACAAGCATAGCGCCACTGTAGAGTCTGCCAAGAGCGCATTGTCAGACCACATGCAGCAGCTTGAGGAGCAGCTTTCATCCCGAGAGACTGACCACGAGCACCTGACAGGGAATAAGCTCCCTGCTGGTCAAGTCATGGCCTACTGGCAGCAGCATCTCGCTGATTTCGCAATGCGAACCAAGGACGGAGGTCTTGCCGCCCAGCAGCCGAAGGAATACACGGACGCACTCCAGAAGCTCAATGCCGCTGTGCAGGAAGCGCATCAGCAGTTCGCGGCCATCGTGAAGCAGGCGAAGACCGACTGGCAGACGGACATAAAGTTTGCCACTCAGAACCAATTCGGAATGCTCGGCGGAAAGTCCGCTATCACGACAAGTGACGCGACCGATACAGCGCATGAAAACCTCGTGAGGGAATCGAACCTTCAGCAGGTGAAGCTGAACGAGGAACTGACTGCGTCGGCAACCCGCTACGCGGTCGTTACCGGAGCGATCAGCCAGCATGATGCGGCGATGCAGATGGCCGCAGCCCATCAGCAAGCGTTCACCGCCGAACTCGACGTGCTGAATGCTCATTTGAGCGACCTTCAAAAGGAAGTCACGCTCACTGCGGATGATGCACAGAAGAATGCCGATGAGCAGTTAAAGGTCAGAGGGCAGATTGTTCAGCTATCCGCTCAGACTCAGCAGCAGCAGCGTGAGGATGCGCTTGCTACTGAGTCCGCGATGGATCGAATGTTTGACCACATCCGCTCCGGCGCACAGAACCTGGACGAAAAGATTGCCGCCATCATGGAGCACACCCTGGACGGAATCAACGACCAGATGGTCGGCGCAATGTTCGGTGACACGACGAATTTCAGCAAGCTATTCAAGCAGTCCAGCCGGTCGATGGCGAAAGCGTTTCTTGAATGGGGCGAGGGCTCCCTGATGGGCAAGAAGAATCAAGCCCCGCAGGACAAGTTCAAAGGGTCGGTCGATAAGTTCTCCGCTGCGGTAGACAGAATCACCACCGGCAGCGGTGGCACCGGTGCGGCTCCTAGCGGTGCAGGAGCATCGCCGTCCGGTGGCGGCATCCTATCCAGCATCCCCGGCGTCGCTGGTATCACCGACAGCATCAAGAATTCATCCATCGGTCAATGGATCAAACAGAACGGCGGGAAGTATATGCCGGGGGCGATGAGCGGCATCGGCGGGCTGATGTCCATGTTCTCCGGGCCGCAGCACACACGGGGCGCAGGCTCTGGCGTTGCAAACGCTCTCTCCGATGCGGGTTACAAACAAAACGGTCTCAGTCGCTTCCTCTCAGGCTTCGGCCAGATAGCGCAGGGCGCGGGCTCCATGATGTTCGCTGGTGCCGGTGGTATGGGCGGACTCGACAAAGCAATGATGAACAGCAACATGTCATCGGGCATGTCGTCGTTCTTCTCCAACTTCGTGGGAGGCCTGCCCGGCTTCGCGTCTGGCGGCTCCGTCTACGGCGGCGTGCCGATCGAAGTCGGCGAACACGGGCCGGAAGTGTGGACACCGCCGAGCGGCGGGCACATCACGCCCAACCGCGACCTGTCCCATATGGGTAACGGCGGCGTCACTATCGGCAATATCTATGGTGCCGACCCGGCCATCACTCGTCAGAGCGTTGCTCAGGCCATTGCTGCCAGTCAGTCCCACGCAGTTGTCAACGCACAGGCGAAGATGATTGACCGCCAGCGTAGGACACCGAGGTAAGTATGGCTCTCATCACTATCGCATCCGTCACTATTCCCGGTTGGCAGGGTAACTCCTCCGGGGTTGACCTCCGCATTTACACGAACGAATCATTCACCGCTGCGACAGGAACGCTGTACCCGCAGAGCGTGAGACAGAATCTCGCTTCGCTCGGCACATTCTTCCAGTCTTCTGTCTGCACGGTGTCCGGAGGCTCCCTGACTGTTCCTGCCATCACCATAGACAGCACCACGGATAGCCCTGACAACCCCGATGCGACATATTCTGCGGTGCTCTGGGATACGACGACGAATCTGCCCCTCCAGAACTTCGGAACATTCGCCAGCTTCGCACTCGCTCCCACTCCTACCAGCACGACATGGGCAGCAATCTTCACGGCGGCTATCTAACCGCTCATTCACAAAGGCGCACAATACATGTTTCGTAGACTTGCTCTCTTCTGTCTCGTTATTCTCTCGGCTGCCGCTTCGGCTCAGGTGCCGATCTCTGCCTCCCAGGTCACGGATGCGTCGGAGCGTCCGCTCGTGTCAGCGAAGCTCTGCTTCGCACCGGTTGACGCGGCAGAGAAGGACACGGGATTCCGCGTCGGCTCGATTCAGGTCGTTCCCGGAGCGGTGTGCGGACTGATCACCAGCGGTGCACTTCAGAGCGGTCTGAATCTAGCCCCGAACGCCGTGGGGACCTACTACCACGTTTGGGCGGCCAATCGGGCGAGCAATGCAGTCCTCCGCGATTACGGTATGACGCAGATCACCGGGCCGACGTGGACGCTCGACACTTACGATCCCAGCCTGGCCGTCCTTCCCGTCTCGACCATCTCGGTCGGCACCGTCACAACGCTCCCGCCCGGGAGCAGCGCGACTGCCACGATCGTCAACGGTGGAAGCGGGTCCTACCTGCTCGATCTTGGAGTACCTCAGGGTCCTGCGGGTGTTGACTGTACTTCGATCATTGCAGGCACCTGCACGATGGATATACCTATCGTCCTCCCTGCTGATCCAACGTCCGCCTTGGAGGCAGTGACGAAGGAATACGTTGACGCTGCCACAGGCGCTGATCTACCCGCGAACGGTGCAACGTCCGAAGGCACTGGTGCGAGCAACACCGTCACGTTCCCCGGAACCGTCGCCGCTGGCACGGAAAGTCTCGGAGGCGGCCCGCGTCTTGACATCACATTTTTTGGTGCGTTTTGCGATAACACGCACTTTGACGATGCCGCGATTCAAGCGGCTCTTAATATCTGGGTCGCGGGCGGATACACCCTTGCATTTCCGACCGGGAAGAAGTGTCTTGTCCATTCGCCATTGACGGCGGCGTTTGCCGCCAGTCCCGCGCAGCCGTTAATTATTGACTTCCGGGGCGGGACATTGCACAGTCAGAATCCATCGGGAACCGACCTGCACATCTACAACAGCGCCGCGAACGTGTACACGTCCGACGTGATTTTGCGCAACGGAAGCATCACGGATGATGGCCTCGGAGCGAATGTGATCGTCGATGCGGACGGCGGCTCGACCCTCAACGCCGGGATGTCGCGCGTGCTTCTGGACAACATGACCATCACAGCAAACGCCTACACGACAACAGCATTCCAGACCGAGAACACATTCCAGAGCGCGTGCTTCAACTCGCGCGTCTACGGCCCGAATACAGCCCTTTCCAGTACCGTGCTAGGTTACAACGGCTACGCTCTGCTTTATCCAGGCTCGGGCCAGAACACGGGAGACTGGACATTCCTCCGGTGCGAGTCGTTTGGCTTCGATCACGGTCTATACGTGGCACCGAATGTGAACGAGGTGAAGGTGATTTCGGGGACTTATCTCCAATCCTTCGAGGAGCCGGTATTCCTCCAGGGCATCTCATCGGCAAAAGACGTACATGTCGAAAACGGGTGGATGAACAATCCTACGGGCGGCGGCGGGTATCGAGCAGGTCTGTACTGCGGTGGCCGGTGCGTGATCGACAACGTGACCTCGGCTACATCGACAGGCAACGAGAACGCCGCTGTGCGCGTGTATTCGGGATCACAGTCCACAAGCCGGATCAGCGGCGGCTACATGTATGGGTACGGGACCAATGGCATCATCTACGCCTGGGTCGGCGGGGCAAGCGATAACGAAATCGACATTACCGGCATCCCGATGGTATCGAACGTGCCCTCCTACGCAATCAACACCGGAACTCCCAATCTGCTCGTGCTAAGCGCCGGGGGCATCTACAAAGCAGCTAACATTGCTGCTACAAAAGTCAACGGCTGGGCAGTATCGGGAACGTCGCCATGGATCTCCCAAGACCAGTCCGCGATCCAGCAGTGGCTCGCTACTGCGCCAGTCAGTGGCAGTACCGGGTTCACGATGTTCGGGCAAGCGTCAACCGGTGCCGCTGTCTCAGAGCAATACTTTGCTGTGAGATATAGTCCGACCAGCTTTGGCGCGGGTGGCTTCTTCATGGACGGCAGCCACGCGTGGAACTTTGATTGGTGCGGCGGCGGTACGATGACCGCAGGCACTTACCTGTCTGGGGTGCCGACAGGCTGCGTGACTCATCTTCAATTCATTCCGAGCGGATCGGGAAGCAACCTGGCACAGTTTGACTTCACGAATCTCTTCAGCGGTTCGACAAAGCTACAATTCGACCCGTCGGGCGGCATAGCTCCCATGTTTCCGTCGGGGTCCGTCTTTTCTTCGGGATGTATCCCGTACTACACCAACACTTCAGGGCACTTGTCCTCTACCTGCTATAGCTCGACCAATCAGATTCCCGCCAACATGGTCAATATCACGGGCAGCGGAAACGTGGTGGGATACAGTGATCAGACTGGACTGACTGCCAATGCAGCAGCGACGACTGTATACACGCTGGGGGCATCTCCTTCGATCACGTTCTACCAGGTGTGCATTAGCGAAGTGGAAACCGCTGCGGCCACTACAAGCTCCACTCTGCCTACCCCGCAGATCAAGTGGACCGATGCCGATACCAACACGGTCATCACCGAGAACGTGCTAGTGGCCGGGTACAGCGCAACCACCAATGCAATCGGTACGGTCCTGAGCGGCTGCACACAAATTCACGCGGCAGCTTCAACGGCAATTCAGGTATTGAGCGGCGGATATGCGGCCTCCCCGGCGAACGGGATGATCTATGCGTTCCACGCTACGGCTACCACGCTGCGATGATGCGGCGATAGGGTGACGTCTGGCCCCCGGTCACGAGCTTAGGGATCGGCGGGACCGTACCGAAGTAAGACCCCTGCAAGCGACTACCTCACGCATAGATGAGCCCCGGCTCGCCTATAGCCCCCATTTAACCTCCCCTGCGTTCGGACCCTGCATAACTTATGGCAATCATCGGCACATTCAACGGCGTCAACATCATCGCTCTGCCCTCGGACACGATGCCGAACGTCACGGCTCCGTCGTCCATCGAATTCGACCCGCAAGAGAAGGTGGAATGGAACACTTCCATCTACACCGGGCAGACGCAGACCTATGACTTGATGTGCTCGTTCTGGAGCGGAACGATCTCACTGCCGCCCATGCATCGCTATGATGCTGACGCTTGGCAGTCCTTCGTCCTCGCCTGTCGCGGCATGGTCAACTGCTTCCTACTCGGTGACCCTACCACTGCACTGCCCAAAGGCGTCGCGTCAGGCTCTCCAGTTGTCTCCGGTGCTGGACAGACGGGATACAGCTTAGTCACTCGCGGCTGGACGCCCTCTACGATGTCTCTGCTGAGAGCCGGTGACTATATCCAGATCGGTTCGCTCTCCACCTTGTCAGCGGGCTTCGCTCCGCGCCTCTACAGGCTCACTGACAACGCTGTGAGCGATGGCAGCGGCAACGCAACACTGAGCGTGTGGCCGAACCTTCGTGACCTTCCCGCCGATGGCACGGCAATCAATACACGAAACTGCGTCGGCCTGATGCGCCTCTCGCAGAATCAGGGGAACTCCTACTCGACGACCCCGGGCACCTACGGCGTAACCGGCCTCAAGTTTCGGGAGGCTATTTAGTGCCCCGCACGATGACGACTGCAATGCTCGATGCCCTGTCGTCGCCCAACGTGCGTACCGTCGTTCTTGCCTCATTGCAGATGTCGAACGAGACGCTGTACCTCTGGTCGGGTCTCGGCCCTTTGACCTGGAGTGGAATGACCTTCCAGGGGATCGGCACGCTCGGCAAAGTGGAGGGCATCTCCGAAGACACGACCGTGGAAGCTAAGGGCGTGCAAATCTCCCTCAGCGGCATTCCTCCGGCCATGATTGGCGAGGCTCTGGATAACGTCAGGCTGATGCAGACAGCGCAACTGTGGTTGATGTGTTTCGACAGCGCTGGCAGCATTATCTCAAACCCCCTCGTCAGCTTCGCTGGCCTGATGGACAAGGCCACGATCGATGATGACGGCAATACCTGCATCATCACGATCAACGTTGAGAACGTCCTTGCAGACCTTAATCGCCCTGTTCCTAGACATTTCTCGCAGGCTGACCAGCAGCTTGACTTAGCTCTTACCCTCACCCGGCTCGGACTTCCTTCCAGCACGGTGGATACCGGCTTTTCTCACGTCAACAACATTCAAGAGCTAACCGTGTTCTGGGGCCAATCGCCGCGCTCGGTCAACAACCAATAAACGATATGAGACAAGACAACTGGGCATACACGCTAGGCGCATACATCAACGCCATTCATCGCACCCCGTTCAATTACGGCAGGCACGACTGCGGCATCCTCGCCGCTGGCTGCATCAGGGCTCTGACCGGCATAGATGCAATGCCCGCGATGAGCTACACGAACGCTCTGGAGGCGGCTCAGGCGTGCAAAGCGGTGTGCGGCTCTCCATACCTGGACGACCTCATTGCCTATCTCGCGAAGGAGCACGGATGGACTGAGGTAAAGCCAACGTTCGCTCATCGCGGCGACCTACTCGTGATCGGAACAGGCATCAAGGCGCGGCTCGGCGTGGTCTCCATGCAGGGCACGCACATTATGACGCCCGGAGACCACGGGCTGCTATACGAACCGTTCGATCGATTCGACTCGGATTTAAAGACCTACCACATATGACCCTCTCGGTATTAGTAAGCATGAACGAAGAACGTAGATTCTACGTGTACGCATATCTGCGTTCACGCGATAGTGAGAATGGTAAAGCGGGAACTCCTTATTACATCGGCAAGGGTAAAGGTATCCGTGCTTATGTCTCACAGGGCCATGTGTCAAAACCATCACGGGATAAGAAGAACATTGTCTTTCTCGGTAGGGACATGAGTGAGCCCGATGCGTTCCAAGCTGAGATGCTTCTCATCCATTTGCATGGACGTATCAATAACCGCACTGGCTGTCTGAGAAACAGAACCGATGGTGGTGGCGGAGCGAGTGGCCGTGTTCTATCCGTAGAGGCTCGTCAGAAAATCAGTGCCTTTCATAAAGGTAGGAAACGTTCGGAGGAGCACTGCCGCAGGTTGAGTGAAGCAAAGAGGGGAAAACCCCTTCATCCCAATACTATTGAAGCAGCGAGTATTGCTAATAGGGTTGGTAGACCTCATAGCTATGAAACCAAACAAAAGTTGAGTGAACTTGCAAAGGGCAGACCCAACCCACGCACCGGATGCGTGGTGTCAGTGGAGACGCGCAACAAGATTAGTGCCGCGAATAGAGGCCGCACTGCTTGGAATAAGGGCTTAAGGAAAGCAGCGCAATAATGTCACGTGGAATTCTAAGTACGGTAATCGGTGGAGTAGAGATAGCAGCGGGAGCGGTGTTAATCGCCACCGGCGTTGGCGCTCCATTCGGCGCTGCGCTCATTGTTGCTGGCGCTGGTCAGGTGATGACCGGCATCGCTCAGATGCTCGAAAAGCAACCGGGGCAGGGTGTCGCTACTACGAACCCCGTCGCTGCCTACAACTACATCTACGGCACGATGAAGGTTCCCGGCGTCGCGATTTTCTCCGAAACGAACGCCATCACTGGCACCGGCGGCACGACATCAGCAGACAAGCAATGGCATCGGGTCCTCGTGCTGGCCTGTCACCCGACCGAGGCACTGCTTGAAGTGCGTCTCGATGGGCAGACGCTCAATCTCGTCCCGCAGACAAGTTCCGATCCCCACACGACAATCTGGCAGTCGGCATCTCCCCATCAAACAACTTGCAGCATTACATCCATCAGCCGCTCCTGTGGCCTCGTGACCATGCAGGTCAGTGGCGGATTCGCGGCTTCGTTCAACGGCCAAACAATGGTAGTGAGTGGCGTAGCTGACAACACGTACAACGGCGTCTGGACAATGTGGTTGCCGAACCCATCCGACCTCACGACATGGGAGTACCAATGCGGTGGCGCTGATGGAAGCTCCTCCGGTGGACGTTGCGAGACCGCGCTTCCAGACTACTCAAACAAGGTGCATGTTGAGTTTCAAAACGGCAACCAGACGCAGACGTTCCCGACCCTGTTGGCTGCTCAGATCGGGAGCAGTTCACCACTGACGTGGTTGCCGACAGACGTGTGCTATGGTCACACACTGGTCTACGTGCAGATGGGCTACGACTCGGCATACTTCCCGAGTTACCCGACGAATCTGTCCTTCATCGTGAAGGGCAAGAACGACATTCTTGACCCGCGCACTGGCACTCGCAGCTACACGGAGAACGCCGCGCTCTGCATCGCTGACTACATGGCATTGCCTCGGCTCCGTGGCGGATTCGGCCTCAACATCGGAACGTCCATTGAGAGCAACAACCTCATCGCTGCGGCCAATATCTGCGATGAGACGCTGACGCTTGCTGCTGGCGGGACGGTCGCGCAGTATACCTGCAACACGAATATCGACCTCGATACGCCGCGCGGCACGACTATTCAGCGGATGCTGACCAGTTGCGCTGGTCGCCTATCCGTGCAGGGCGGCGTGTGGAGCATCATCCCCGGCGCTTACGTTGCACCGAGTCTGTACCTGAGCGAAAAGAACATCGTCGGGCCGATTAAGCTCGATACGCGCCTCGCCAGCGCGGAAGCATGCAACGCAGTCAAGGGAACCTTCATCAGTCCATCGAACAACTATCAGCCGAGCGATTATCCGCTGTACCAGCAGGACAGCCAACACGGCTACGTCACGAACACATGGCTGGTGGAGGATGGCAACGAGATCCTGGTGCATAACCTGGACCTGCCGTGCACGAACATCAGCGCATGTGCTCAGCGTCTGGCCAAGATCCAGTTGATGCGCCAACGCTATCAGTATCGTTTGCATCTGCAATGCGACCTAACTGCGTATCGGGCGACCGTCACAGACGTGATCGGCCTGACGCTTGGACGCTACAACTGGATTGATGAGCCGTTTGAAGTGCTGCACGTCGGGCTCGTGTATGACGACAACGGCAAGCCTTATGTTGAGCTAGACCTTGCTCAAGTTGACGGGGCAAGCTCTGCGGCCAACTCCGCCATCTATACGTGGGCACCGACCGAGGAGTTGTCCATCACGGACAGCATCATCCCGAACAACGTGGGTATTCGCGTGTGCTCCGCTCCTGAGAACGTAATTGCATACTCAGGCACTGGCGGCGTCGTCAACGGCGTCACCTGTCCCTCCACCGTCACTATCGGTGCGGACGGTCGCGCTGTGAACTCGCTCTTCGTGCATTGGGCGACACCGAACGATGCCAACGTCGTCTATGGCGGTCACATCGAGTGCCAGTACCAACAGGTGGGCTCTTCGCTCGTGCTCTCCATGGGTAAGATTGACCCTTCAGCATCAAGCACGCTGATTCCTAACGTGCAGGATGGTGCGGAGTACAACGTGCAGGTTCGCGCTGTGAATGTGGCCGGTGTGCCTTCGGACTGGATACAGGCAGACCCATATCCCGTCGCAGTGCAGTCGGCTTACGGTCTCTACAACATCTACTCCAACAATCCCATGTTCGCGCTGGCGAACCCGACCAGCACGACCATCACGATGCCAGCGGTCACGGTCGCGTTCAACAACCACGTGGTCACCTATAACGCCCGGACGTTCACCATCACACCGCCGTCCAGCGGTGGTGAGTGGTTCTATGTGACCATTGCCGACCCGGACCAGATTGGCGACAGCGTGGGAACTCTCGCTGCGACGTGCGACACGAGTGCTTCGCTCGTCGGTCAGTTCGGGGACACGTTTATCGGTGCAATCTTCGCCTTGTCTGCTGGAGGCGGCACAAGCCTTCTTGCTGGCGGCTGGCCTTCTCCGCGTGGTGTGACGACAACATTTCCGCAAAGCTGGACTCGCCCTGTTCCAAGCGTGCCACGGCCTTCATCCCCGACCTATTAAGGAATTCCATGCCTCTGATTCAAAGCATCATCTTCAGCGCCGATACGCCAGCACCGGCGGCTGGACACTCGAATATCCTCTTCCAATCGGACGGCGGGACTCCGGTTGCAAACATCTCGGCGTTCGACCCGAACATGGTGGGCGACAGCGGCTCTGGAGGCTGGTCCGGTAATGTTCCCGCACCCGCAGCCGGGGATGCCGCCGCTGGCAAGTTCCTGAAGGCAGACGGGACCTGGGCTGTGCCATCTGTTGCATTCAGTAGCGGCAGCGACGCAAATGGATACTGGGTCAAGGACTCGGTCGGCCATATTCACCAATGGGGAACATCCGTCGCCGGGACCGACCCGCAGACCATCTCGTTTCCAACCCCGTTCACAAACGCCGCGTCGATCAGTGTTGCACTCACGCCCGCTAACTATGGGGCCAGCGCAACGCGTAACCCGGTGTACCTGGGGAGCGCACCAGACATTTACACGTTCACCGCACAGACGGACAGCACAACGGCTGCGTTTCATTGGCAAGCCGACGGATACTGAGGCGCAACAAGTATGGATGACACCACAGCACAGATTTTGCTTCAGGAATTCCGAGACTTTCGGAAAGCCATCACCGACTGGCAACAGGAGACCGGCGAGCGCGTCGCCAAGTTGGAGGCGATTGTGAGACCTGCCCTGCAGGGTAATGGCCAACCGGCGCAGATCGTGAACCACGAGACCCGCATTAACTCGCTCGAAAAGCGCTGGGCGCAGACGGTCGCGGTCTGCGCAGCGGTATGGTCCTCCCTTCAACTTGCACTTCATTTCATCTCCTGGGGTAGACATTGACTCGCGAACCCATGAAATACAGCAAAGACGGCCTGCACCTGACGGAGCAGTTTGAGGGCTGCAGGCTCTCTGCATATCAAGATTCCGGAGGCCTCTGGACGATCGGCTACGGTCACACAGCCGGGGTGCATCCAGGTATGTCCTGCACCCAGGCTCAGGCCGAGCAGTGGCTGGCTGAGGATATCGCGTGGGCAGAATCGCAAGTCAACCGACTTGTGCGTGTCGCTCTGACGCAGGATGAGTTCGATGCACTCGTTGACTTCACCTTCAATTGCGGCGTCGGCAACTTCATACACTCGACGCTGCTTGCGCTCGTGAACGCGGGGAAGATGGACCAGGCCGCGAAGGAGTTCGAGCGGTGGGATAAGGCCGGAGGTGTGGTCGTCGCCGGTCTGCTCCGCCGGAGGATAGCTGAGGAGGCTGAGTTCAGGTAG